GAGTTTACCAAGGCAGCTTGGCCGACGATTGAGCCGGGGGTTGAGTTCAAGAACAACTGGCACATCGACGCAATCAGCGATCACCTCCAAGCCGTAGTCGATGGCGACATCAAGCGTCTGATCATTAACGTGCCACCTCGACACATGAAGTCACTGTCAGTGGCCGTTGTGCTGCCTGCCTTTACTTGGGCTACGCAACCGTCCAAAAAATTCCTCTACGCCTCCTATGCAAGCTCCCTGTCGATCAGGGATAGCACCAAGTGCCGCAGGTTGATCGATAGCCCGTGGTATCAGGCGCATTTTGGCGACAAGTTTAATTTGACCGACGATCAAAACCAGAAGCAGCGTTTCGAGAACGATAAGACTGGCTACCGCATTGCCACCTCAGTTGGCGGGGCTTTGACTGGTGACGGGGGGGATATTATATGCATCGATGACCCGCACAACAGCGTCGAAGCAGACAGCTCCAAAGTGCGTGAAGGCGTACTAGACTGGTGGGATCAGGCAATGCAGACACGCCTTAATGATCCTAAGACAGGCGCGTTTGTCATCATTATGCAGCGGCTGCACGAACAAGACCTGACAGGCCACGTCCTAGCAAATCAGCTTGGCGATGAGTGGGACCACCTCTGTATCCCAGCGCGATACGAAATCGGCGCACCAGATCCAATAAGGTCAAGCCTTGGCTTCACAGATCCACGCACCAAGGAAGGTGAGCTGCTATGGCCAGAACGGATCGATGAACACACCCTATCGACCCTAGAGCGTTCTCTGGGAAGCTACGCAGCCGCTGGGCAGCTACAGCAGCGCCCCAGCCCCAAGGGTGGTGGTATTCTCAAGGCGTCATGGTGGGTTCCTTGGGAAAGCGAGGACATGCCAAACAATATCGAATATGTCCTGCAATCGTGGGACACAGCCTTCGAGGCAAAGGAAAGCTCCAGCTTTAGCGCGCGCACCACTTGGGGCGTGTTTCGCCATCAGGGCGTCATGTGCGCCATTGTGCTGGAGGCGTGGTACGACAAGGTCAGCTACCCAGACCTAAGAAGGATCGCGCAGGAATCCTACGACCTGTGGGAGCCAGACGCAGTTCTGATTGAGAAGAAGGCGTCAGGCCAATCCCTCCTGCAAGATCTCCGCATGGCTGGTGTGCCTGTATTGGCATATTCCCCTGACCGTGATAAGGAGGCGCGCGCCCACGCTTCGAGCGCAATGTTGGAAGATGGAAGAATTTATTTCCCTTCAAACAGAAAGTGGGCTAAAGATTTAATAGATATATGCGCTGCGTTCCCATCGCATCCCAATGACGATGTTGTGGATACATGCACACAGGCGTGGCTGAGATTGCGAAAAGGTTGGTTTGTTGGTCACACAGAAGACCCAGAAGATGATGAACCAGTAGAAAAACAAAGGATGACGCTTTATGGCTGACCCAAACATTATCCCATTTGCCGAAGGCGCTCCAGCCGACGATATGTTGATTGAAGAGCTTGCCAATGGCGATGTGCTAATTGGTGATCCAGAGCTGGACATGATGGACGAAGTCGATGACGCACAGTTCGACATCAACCTAGCCGAAGTAATCGACGAAAAAGAATTATCCAGAAAAGCACAGGAGCTGGTCAGCTTTTACGAAAATGACCGTGCCGCACGTTCAGAGTGGGAGGAGCGGTACAAGCAAGGATTAAAAACTTTAGATCCAGACGGTGGGTTGCCAGAAGGCGAAGATGAGCGCGCAGCTCGTGGCTTGTCTATTGTGGTGCATCCGCTGATCGCTGAAGCAGCAACACAGTTCAACGCCAAGGCAATCGCAGAGCTGTACCCATCAGGTGGCCCAGTTAAGTCTGTCATCATTGGTAGCCCAGACGAAAAGCTCGAAGATCAGTCACGCCGCGTCCGCGAATACATGAATTACCAGATCACGCAGGAAATGCCTGAGTATTTCCCTGACCTTGATCAGATGCTGTTTCACCTGCCGTTGATTGGCCACACGTTTAAGAAAGTTTGGTGGGACGCCAACCTTGATCGCCAGTGCAGCCAGTTCGTAAAGGCTGAAGACTTTGTCGTGGCCCCAGAGAGCAAAGACCTCTACACCAGCCCACGCTACACCCACGTCATCCGTATGCCGAAGAATGACTTCAATCGCTACGTCCAGAACGGCTACTACCTGCCAACCAAGTACGGTGGCGGCGATGCACTAGATCCATCAGGCGATGTGATTGGTGAGATCGAAGGCGTCGATCAGTACGATGACAGCAGCGATGACGTGATGACACTGCTGGAAATGCACGTCTATGACCTATTCGACGGCGTTGATGGCGAGGAAATGGATGACGGCGAGGACGATGACAACGCAGTTGCCATCCCATATGTCATCACAATCGATTACGAAAACCAGAATGTGGTGGCTGTTCGCCGCAACTGGAAGCAAGAAGATGAGATGAAAAAACGCCGTGACTGGTTTGTGAGCTATAAGTTCCTACCGGGCCTAGGCTTTTATGGCTTTGGCCTGTACCACATGATTGGTGGATTAGGCAAAGCGGCTACTGGATCTCTGCGCGCCCTCCTCGACAGTGCGGCGTTCTCAAATATGCAGGGTGGTTTTAAGCTGCGTGGTCGCGTTCAAGGCGGCGATATGCAGATCTCCCCCGGCGAGTTTGTAGATCTCGACAGCACAGTTGATGACGTAAACAAGGCGATTATGCCATTGCCGTTTAAAGAGCCGTCAGGATCTCTGTTTAATCTGCTTGGCTTTATGGTGGATGCAGGCCAGAGATTTGCCAGCACAGCCGATTTAAACATTGGTGACGTAAATCCGAATGCCCCAGTTGGCTCCACGGTTGCGTTGATTGAGCAGGGATCGAAGGCATTTAGTGCGATCCACAAGCGCCTGCACTACGCGCAGGGTCAAGAGTTCAAACTACTTGCGGCGCTGAACGCTGAGAATCTCCCCGATGAGTTCAGCTTTTCGCAGGCTGGAGCTGCGGAGATTATCTATCGTACCGACTTCGATGATCGGATCGACATTGTCCCAGTAAGCGATCCGAATATCTTCTCGACAGCCCAGCGCATCGCGCAGGCACAAGCTGTCTTGGAAATGGCACGATCAGCTCCGCAGCTTCGCGACCTGTATCAAGCCTATAAGCGGATGTATGAGGCAATCCGAATACCTAATATTGATGAGATCCTAAAGAAGCCAGAAGACGCAGTTCAGATGGACCCAATCGATGAGAACATGAGCGTCCTGTATGGCAAGCCAATCCGCGCCTTCCCAGAGCAAGATCACGATGCCCACATTGCGGTTCACATGCAGTTCATGCAAGATCCATCGCTGGCAGGAAACCCCGGCGCGGCAGCTATGCAGCCCGTCTTGATTGCCCACATCGCAGAGCATATTGCGTTGCTGTATCGCCAGCGGATGGAGGCAAGCATCCAGATGGAGATGCCGCCAATGCCAAACTTCAAAGACCCAGACTTCAAGTTCGCTGCTGTCGATCCGCAGATGGATCTGCTGATTAGCCAACGCGCAGCACAAGTTGTGGCGGCAGCTCCACAGATGAAGCAAATCCAAGCTCTGGCAGGCATGGGAGGCCAGCAGGGCCAAGGTCAGGGTAATCCGCTGCAATACGCGCAAGAGCTGGCTAAACTGGAGACAGAGGCTCTGAAGGCTCGTACAAAGACCCAGATCGAAGCAGATCAGGCCAAGGCAAGATCCAACATTGAGATCAAGCAGGCTGAAGCGCGTCAGGACATGGAGATCGAAATGGCCAAGGCGCAGCAAGACATGCAGGCCAAGATCACCAAGTTGCAGGCAGAGTTGCAGCTAGAGCGTGAGAAGAACGAAGCGAAGATCCAGATGGAGGCCATGAAAAATGTACCCCCCACAATCCTATGATCTACCTCCACTACGTCCTGATTTATTTGGGGCATTGCCAAGAGATCCACAGGCTGGGCCACCCCAAGCTGGAGGACCAACTCCACAGGGTGGGCCGCAAGGTCAGCCACCAATGGATATGAATAAGTATCTGATCGACAAAGTTATGGAAATTAAGAGCCGCATGGGTGGAGGTGGACCCGGCGCGCTGGGCGCAATCTCAGACGCCATGATGCAGCAACAAGTGCAACCACAGGGCGAAGAAATCCCCCTACAACCACAGCAAACTATGAGGGCTTGATGTTATGATGATGAATAAATTATTTAAAAAAGGCCCAGTGTTTATGTGCTTCGGCGGCGGCGGTGGCGGCGGCGGTGGTGGCAATGATAACAGTAGCAATGATAATGACAACACGCCTGCGCCAGTGACAAACAGCTTTACTGAATCTCTTGCTAACTTTTTTACGCCCAACGATGGAGCGTCGTATGTGGGCGGTCAGCTAGTTGATGATAATACAGGATCATCTATATCCGCTGGCGGCACAACATCGACAGGTAACGTAATATCTGGATCTGC